AGGTGTATTTAATCGTCAAGGCAATCCGTGGAACCCCGTATTGCTTCATTCTATATGCAAGGATTTAAGCCAGAGGTTAGCAGCATGAACATTCAAGAACATCCCGCGTTCAAAGAACTGGTTAATACAGTTAGCCAACTCAAAGATGATAGACGCCAGGAGTTAATGAATATCCTGAACAGCCAAGCTGATACCGTGCTAACCGTCAAAGATATTTCTGAAATTGTTGGGGTTCACGAACTCACTGTTCGGCGATGGATAAAATCGGGTGAACTCCAGGCAACCAGAATCAAGGGATACAAGATCAATCCACTGGATTTTGCGATATTTTTGGAAAGTCGCAAAACAAAAAAGCCACATGATTCGGGAGCAACGCCATGATCGACTTGACGCGACTTGATTCCGTTGATTTATCAACAGCCGTCAATACGGCTGAATTAGAGGTCGACGCTATTAGCGACGCCGTTATTTGGGAAGGTTAGCCACGATGGACATTGACGATTTGCTGGATTTTGCATTGCCTGATCAGGACATCGATCTGTCGTACCTAGATCAGGACATCGACCTGTCGTACCTGGATCAGGACATTGATCTGTCAGACCTAGACCTGGACTTGCCTGACCTGGAGTTTCTTGACCTGGAATTGCCGGCGCTGGATTTTTAACCGAGCGCGGGGCGGATAGTTTTCGCCGATCAGGGTAGCGTTTGCGAAAATGTGGCTTGTTACAGGAACAATTCGGTGAATGCCATGAATCAAGGCCAATCTGTGTTTTTAACACCCGGCGCTGCGTCCGCCATGCTCGGGGTTTCAGTGAGTTTGCTGGAAAAATACCGCGCAGCCGGTGAAGGGCCGCCCGCCCATAAGGTCGGCAAACGCGGAGTTCGTTACCTGGAACCCGAAATCCTGGCCTGGGTTGCATCACGCAGTGGAGGGCGTCGCCATGTTGCCTAGCGCATCTGAACCGAACGAACTGCGCGCCTTTCCACCGTCCATCTAACCGATGGACAACAAAAAGCCCGCTACGCGGCGGGCTTCTTTAGACATGCGGTCTGTAGGGCTATTCATTAAGGTAATCAATAGCCTACCACAGAACCGCCCAATTTTCAACCGTGAAAAATTTGGTGGTTTCCATGCAAAACCCTCCGCGCCTGAGCGCATCTGCTGCGCTAAGTCATTGCCGCCATTGCGTTTTTCCCCTGACCTACTCGCAACTGCGGTCATGGACACGCCCCGGCGCGATTCTGTCCATTGCCGATCCCAATCGCCCCCGACTGCGGCTTTATAGCCGCGCCTCTATTTTGGCCTGCCTGCCGGTGATCGCCCGCGTGGTCACTGAGCGCCGTTGCCGGCGTGGTGGTGCAGCATGAGCGCTCCACGGATTGATCCCGCCTCCAAGATCATGACGGCGGCGGAACTGTGGGCGCGGGAGTTTAAACCCCTGAAAATGCTAGTAACTCCGATCCTACCGGAAGGCGTTACGTTGCTGGTATCGCCACCAAAGATTGGAAAAACGCGGTTTGCCGCGCAACTGGCTGTTGCGCTCGCTGGTGGCGGGTATGCGCTGAATCACGCGGACACCATCGTCAACCGAACCAAGGTGCTTTTCATGGCCCTGGAGTCCGGCGATCGTCGGGCGCAAAAGGATTTGCAGCAAATGATCGACAATCCGCCTGATGGACTTTTTATCGTCACTGACTGGCCGCGCTTGAACGCCGGCGGCGGAAAGGCGCTTGAAGATTGGCTTGATCAGAATCCCGATTGCGGTCTGGTGATTATCGACACGATCGCCAGAGTTCGGGATTCCAATCACGGCGGCAATGGCTTCATGTACACGGCTGATTATGAAGCCGGGGCACGGATCAAAAGGATCGCCGATCAGCGTGGAATCTCGATCCTGCTATTGCACCACTCCAACAAAATGAATGATGACAACCGCGATCTGATGGACTCCGTTTCAGGATCGACCGGGGTTACTGGATCGGTTGACCACATTCTGTTTTTGAAGCGCAACCGGCTTGAAGCCGATGGGCTGTTGATCCTGATCAGCCGTGATTTTGAAGATCGTCAATTCGCCATGACCTTCAAGGACGGTCTTTGGACTCTGGTTGGATCGCCCGATGAGGCGGCGGGTGAAGGTTGGCGTGGCGATGGAACCAGTAACGCTCGCCACGAAATTTTGAGCGCACTCCGCAAAGAACCAATGAAGCCGGCTGAACTGGCGGCCCTGCTGGGGAAAAATCCTACTACTACCAGACGGTTATTGATGAACCTATCGGAAGCCGGAATGGTGGGAAAACGGTTTGACGGCAAATATCGTGTTCTTACTCCCTAACCCTATACCCCCCCTAAAAAGCGTGAACAGTGTGAACACTATGAACGGCGTGAACGGCGTGAACGGCGTGAACAAACGCACCAAGTCGGTGCAAACGTTCACGGGCGTTCACGGAGCGTTCACGGAGCGTTCACGGCAAGAAAAAAAATATCCATTTATTTCAATGTATTATAAAAACCGTTCACGCTGTTCACGCTGTTCATGGGGTCTAGGGCTTTTTTGGATACCCCGGACAGACCGGACAAAACCCTAGGAAAGGGTTTGTCCTGTCCGGTTTGGCTGATACCCCGGACATGGGAAAGGTCAAGGGATGGGCGGAATGGAGAAAGAAGCGTTTTGAGGGCACGGCAATGAATGATGACGAACACGAACTTGACCGGTTCAAAAGTTCGATCAGCCTGATCTCGCTGGCGCTATCCACCGGCTGGACCCTGGACACGGCCAAAAGCAGCGCCAGAGTGAAGGTGATCCGGCTTAGTCACGACAAGGTGATCGTCTGGCGACAGGACGGGCGCGACCTGTACAGGAACGAACGCGACCATGATGATCGCGGGTCTGTGGTGGATCGGGTGATGAGGCAGGACGGTTTGACGTTGGGACGGGCTAGACAGCGGTTGCGGGAGATCATGGGCGGCGGCGACCACAGAGACAGCGCCACTTCTTTTTCCATTCCGCCCGATCCTTTCGTAAACCCAGTTGCCGATGATGACAGCCACCGCCGCAAGACCGCCGCCGTGTGGGCCGCCGCTTCGCGCATTGCCGGGCCGGCATATCTACGATCTCGCGGGCTATCGCCGGCGATCACTGGAGGTAAGCCGTGAGAACGAGCGTAGCGAGTGAGCATCGGCTTGACCGACTTGTTATGCCGCTCTTTGACCGGGCGTGGCGGAAATCTTGCACAGTACGTCGATGCTCGATAGCCGAAGTTGACCAATTTATAAAAGCGCACTACTTAGCCAAGCGGCCAGCCATCGTTCTGCTTTGCCTGATCGCTGAGCATGATGATAAAGCTATCGGCTGCATCGTTTACGCAGCGCCGCCACGCGAAGCTGACAAGCGATACGGGGGTAAGGTTTGGGAGCTTGCGCGGTTGTACCTGCTTGATGAAATACCGAAGAACGCCGAGACATGGCTGATAGGTCAGAGCGTGAAATACATAAAGCGAAACAATCCCGAGGTTCAGCACCTACTTAGCTACGCCGATCCATCGGCGGGGCACCAAGGCACGATTTACAAGGCGGCAAACTGGCGGATGGACGGGCGCACCGACGAGGAAAGAAAAACGCCGCGATGTGATTACTACGACGCGCGAACCGGGAAGAAATATGGGCGCAGGGGAAACATGCCGCAGGATGCCATTGTGGAACGGAGGCCGCGCGTATCGAAGTGGCGGTTCACTCTGGCTCTTTGAGGCATAACATGGCCGATCCACGATTCGCCGATACTTTCCGCCAGGACGCCAGTGGCAACGTGGTATTTCCGCATCGGGATCGATCTGGAATGTGCGGCTATGAGCTGCGTCGGAAATGTTTCAAAGCCTTTGGCGCGGGTACAAAAAAGGGGTTATGGCTGACCAATGGCGCGGGAACCGCTGACAACATTCTGATCGTAGAGTCCGCCATAGACGCCATGTCGCATTACCAGTTGCATGGCGGCGATTCTGCCTATTGCTCACTGGCGGGCACTCCGTCAAAGCTGCAAAAGGATTTACTGATCGGATTGATGATCAAGGCTGATATTCGGGGCGCGGCTGTTTACAGTGCTGTGGATAACGATAGGGCCGGTCATGAATTGAATGACCTGATCCAGCAATTAACGCCCGTCCGGCGTGACCGGTTGACGCCAGTGGCCGGCGACTGGAACGAAGACCTAAAAGCGGCTCGCCGAAACAAGCGGGGAACAGCGTCGGCAATGCGCCGTAGCGCGGCGTGAGGGCCGATTCCAGACACAAACGGGACCAACCCGCTACATCCCTATTGGCGTGGCGGGAATGCGCTGGAATGGCTGATTTTGCGTATTGCGCCCGTGGCGTCCAAGATTCTTTTTTGCGATTCAAAATGTGTGGCAAGTGCAACTGCTTCCCGACCCCCACCCCCTGATAATGTTGCGCCGGCGCAACAGTCTGTATCGGTTGCGATACTGTCACTATGGCGAGCTGCGATAGCCCGCAACTCATTGTCGGTAAATAAAAATTTTACAGTTTGAATTGAACGTTGTTCAGTTCCGCCTTTTTAGTCACATAAGGTCTAATGTTGCATTGCAGCATGAATGTGGCCCGGACGGCATTAAGGGAACGTCGGTCGCCTTAATGAAGCGTTGTTTCTCTTTCTGAATTGTTATATAATGTTCGCTAACAGAATGAGAATAACAGGACAGCGAACATGACTACCATCATCTACACGCGGGTTTCAACCCAGGAACAAACCGAATCCGGCGCTGGCTTGAATGCGCAGATTGACGCTTGTCGGGCATACGCCAGGGCGCAATGTTGGGTTGTCACTGGCGAATATCAGGACGCTGGCATTTCTGGAACAGCTGACCTTGAGAAACGTACTGGGTTGATGACCGCTATCGGCGAACTCGGGAAAGGCGACGTGCTGCTGGTTGCCAAGCGGGATCGCATTGGCCGGGACGTAATGCTGGTTAAAACCATTGAACGAATGGTCGCCAAGCGTAAGGCGTCAATCCATGCGCTGAATGGAAGCAATGAAGCAACGCCAGAGGGCGCGTTAATGAACACCCTCATTGACGGGTTTGCAGCTTATGAGGTTGCCGTGATTCGCGCCCGAACCAAAGCGGCTCTACAGGCAAAGAAAGCGCGTGGCGAGCGTATGGGCAAAATCCCGTTTGGTTTCCAAGCAGATGATGATGGTGTCCACATTATCCCATGCGCCATTGAGCAATCCGCGCTTAGAATGATCAGCGAACTCAAAACCGCTGGTTATTCACTACAACGAATTGCAAATACATTGAATAGCCAAGGTGTATTTAATCGTCAAGGCAATCCGTGGAACCCCGTATTGCTTCATTCTATATGCAAGGATTTAAGCCAGAGGTTAGCAGCATGAACATTCAAGAACATCCCGCGTTCAAAGAACTGGTT